GGAAAACCTCTACCACCACATGTGCTGATGCCGAGCTGTCAGTCGTGCCCATCACTTACCCCGGATCATCTCGATATTCAGCTGGCGAAGGCTGGGTCGTATTTCTCCGGTCAACTACCTCCGACTACGCAGTGTCTCTCACTGCCTGCTATGGGTGCGCACGTCGAGACCTTCAACGATATGCTGAAACTGATGCCGGATCCGCTCGACTCTCTCTGGCTGCCAAATATTGCGGACAACACGCTAACAACCCGTGCAAAATCAGTGCCGGAGGGTTACCATCCACGATCGCCTGTGCATATGCTGCTGCCCGGATTCGTGAAGATGATGATAAGAGAGAAGCCTCATTCAGCCTTGCAGAAGATTCCGTTCGACCGGTGGGTCTCTCGGTACCCTCAGGGACGGCAAGTGTTACTGTCTCGTGCAATGGAAGCCGTGAATTCGACCGGCTCGCTGACGAAGAAGGATGGTCTAGTGAAATGTTTTCTGAAGAGGGAGACGAGTACGACTCTGACGGACCCCAGAAACATCAGTCCAAGGTCAGACAATTTCCTAGCAGTTATGGGGCCGGCAGTGAGTTCAATCGAGCATCATTTGCAAGACGCCCACTTCCTGGTAAAAGGTCTAAGCCTACCCCAAAGAGACAATAAGATGAGCTCGTTGCTCTCTTATGACACATATGTGGAGACCGACTACTCACGATTTGACATGACCATTAGCAGAGAATGGCTCGAATTGGTCCAAAATCCCCTCCTCAAGATGTACTTCCCCAATGACACCCTATTCCACCAGGCTCTTGACATGTCCCTTACCACACGAGGCGTTTCCGTGTTTGGGCTGGTATACAATATTGAGGGTACCAGGTGCTCCGGCGATGCACACACATCCATTGGTAATGGCATTCTCAATGCCTTTAACACATACCTGCTGTTTGGTGACCTCATGACTGAGGAGGAACATCCTAACATGCGTGCTTTCCATGAAGGTGATGACGGCGTTATCGCTCTCACCAAACAACATGCACATCTTGCTGATAGGGTTCATCTGTTAAACATATGCGGCTTCGTCATTAAATCACTGACCACCCGCGACATCAATGCTGTTTCGTTCTGTGGACGATTCCTTTATGAAGAAGGCGGCAAAGTCAAGTCATATTGCGACCCCATTCGCACACTCTCCAAGCTCCACATTACGCTCTCCAGCGGACCTCTTCGC